ACTTCTAGAATAGCCCCGCTATCCTCTCCTACAAAGTACAGAGAATCTGCAGGGGATTTACCTTCGGGAAAGGCTATAGCTATAGGATCTTGGTAGTTGGTAGGTGCTGAGGATATATTCTTTGTCCACCAGTAACCACTACCATTAGGGTCATCTAGATCTGAATTTCCGTCTGTGTACCATAAAACCTTTTCAAAGTTCGTGATAGATCCTGTTAGTGTGTAATCATCAGTATCATCACCATATAAGACCGCGAAGCTCTTAGGGATAGAGTTAAACTTTATATCCCCAGCCCGCCACTGGCCCTCACGCATCTGCAATACCCCGTCTACAAACTCCACGTTGATCGCTTCCAGCAGAGATCCGGGGGCACGCTGTGTTGGGGTAGTAGTAAGATCCAATCCCCTAGTTAATGGGATCAGCTCATTTCTCCTGCCCTCTATAGCTCGTGGTTCATAGACAGCCATGTAATATTATCTCCAGTATCCGCGTACGTTAGCTACATAGCCCTTACGTCCGGTAAGGATTCCGGGTTTTATGTATACTTCAGGAGTGTGTCGTTCTTTCAATCTGTTATGTGCTGCAAGGAACCTCTTCTGTGCACGCTCCAGCGTAGCACCGTCCTCATGCACTGTTGCGTATCTACGCACAGCATCCCACACCAGTACATCGTGGTACTGGTCGGGAAGTAGCTGGGTACCCGCGGAGATTGTATCTCCGGGAGTATCACCATCGTCTGTCATCGCATCTATCGCGTACACGCCATCATATCTCAGCGTGTATGTCTTGTCTGGGAAAGGCCAGACGTGTATCTTGGTGTCTGGTCTCTCGGTTACTAGCACCGGCCTCGCTTCGCTGGTATTGTACAGATCCTTCCTCATCCTCCATTCCTCATAAGGAATAAAAGACAGTGGAACCTCATCGACTCCGACTGTCTCATATATGGATACTGTTCGCCAGTTAATTGACTCAAGGTCAGCAGGCATAGCGTACTGGTCTGTACTAGCAGAGAGGGTAGTAGTTGCATCGATCTTTGTACGGAACCACCAGTTCAGACTCTCCTTCTGGAGGTCCTCCCAAGCATCCTGTACCCACATAGTCAGGTCAGCGGTGATGCCGGTTGCACCGGCTACTGTACTGATAGTACCTTGACGTATGTGTGCCTTCTTACGGGCATCGTTTACCATCTCTAGTAGTGTCATCTTAGTCGCTCTCTTGCTCGCTCTCAGGGATGCTTTCTGGACCTCGCTCAAGTACACTGAACGGATACGTATGTTCGTTCTGGTATCCTAGTGTCTCTTCTGGACCGCTCTTATCTACAAAGTAGTTAGTGCGTACTGCGTCTTCCAGACATGTGAGCCACTTCTTGTGCATGATGATGTCTTTATTGCATGGGATGGAAGCCATCTCAAAGTTCAGGCCCACGATAATGGGACGCTGATTTGGATTATACTTCCCTGCGCTTACGCGAACCTTAACGTGATCCACAGGAACTTTGTTCTTATCGTTCTCTGCTTGGACACGCATGGTAGCATTGCCCTTAAACTTACGGGCTGCTGCCATCAGCATGTCAATCACTTCTCCCTTAGGATTCTGCTTTGCGTTTAACTGTAAATCATATTGCAGCCTAGCGAACATGATCAAGGACTGATGGTCCATCTGTTCGAGGTCTGCTCTACTGACTGTTTCGCCTACTGCGCGCTCGGCCTTATTTGTCGCCTTTGCCATTAGATTTCTCCTTAGTTAAAATGTAGTTCCCCCCTCAGATGAGAGGGGAACGTTTTAGTTACTGCTTACGCTCTAACTAACTGAGACTCAGAACTAGAATCGTTCTTGTCTGCAATCAGAAGACCGACTTTGATAGTGCCCGCACCAGCCGTAGCTACTGTACCCAGCAATGAAGCGTATACAAAGTATCCGCCATTGATAGCGCCGGTACTGGTAACAGTATCAGCTGGTACAAACGGTGCTGCGTGATAACCATCAGCATTAGCTTCGTAGAAAGAAGCAGTCACTCCACCCGTTAGGGTCGGAAGTACGGCACCGTCTACGAACCAATCTGGATTATCCGCCGGATCACCATCACCAGCTGCGTCGGAAACGAACCCAACATCAACTAGTGCAGTAGTGCTTGCGTCAACATCCAGACCCGCTGCGTACAAATAACCGCCGAGAACGACAGTATTGCGATCAAGTTTAATCAGGTTGAACTTATTACCTGATACTGCTTGAGCAGCGGTCACGGTCATCTCACGAGTAACCCACGTAGGGCCATTCTGATTTGCACCGCGAGGAAAATAATTACCCTGCCAGCTAGGTTGAGCAGATTCATGATAAAATGTTGCCATTATGTGCTCTCCTTATACTAGTGCAGTTACGCCGCATTCGACGCGCTGGACCCAAGCTTCGTTCAGGATCAGAGCGGCGAAGTACATCTTCCAACCAACGAATCCACGCTGACCAAGGATATCGGACTTGTCAATCCGGTCAGGGTTGATGACTCGAGGACTCATGGAGTTAGCACCCTTGAGAGGTACAGTTCCGTAAGAGTTCTTGGAGACTACGACAAAGGGATATACGTCCACGGCACTGGAGCTGTTAACCATGCCATTAGTCGTTCCGCTACCGGCACCCGCGAAGGGTTCCAAGACAGGGGACAGAATGAAACGTACGCCTTCGACTTTACCACATTCCCAATCAGAAGCTGGGCTAAAGTTAGCATAGCGTTCTACGGGAGTAAAGCCGTCGAGATCACGAATGTCCTGCTCAGCATCAGTGTGCGCGAAGCAAATAAACGCGGGGCTTACGGCTTCGGTAGCAAACTTAGGTGAGGCAGAGATCATCGTGGTGATGTGCTTGGCACGCTGACCCTTCAAAGAACGGATCGTATTACGCACGAGGTTCAGCGTAATAGTATCATTCACGGCGGTACGGGCCGTAGGGGTACCAGTACCCGAGTACGACACGTTGGTACCTGCTTTCAAGGCACCCCACATGATGAGTTCTTTAGTTTCAGCGGCCTGCTCTCCTGCAAGCATAGCGGCATCGTTCAGTACAGGATCCTCGGAGAGATCAAAGACTTTGTCCGTGATTTCTACGACATCGCCGTACTGACCGAGCGTTACTGCAACATCTTCATACTGCAGCTGCTTCGGTACAGGTGTAACTCCTTCAACCAGTTGGGAGGTACTTACTGCATAAGGGATTGGACGACGGAACTTAACATTATCCGCTGTGTTACGCGGAAGAGGCTTAGCTGTTGCGAACTTCTCCAAAACAAGGATCGGCTCAGCATGCTCAAGCATCTTTTTCTCTGCATAAGCTGCCGTACGTTGGCTGATATCCCCATACTTAGTAGCCATTTATAAATTCTCCTAGAGTAATGGTTACAATTGGGATGCTCAGTTACCTGCGTTTACTGCTTCATCGAAGTACGCGTTATAATCGGCAAGGTCTCTGTCGTTTACATTAGCACTACGGGAAGCTACGTCGGTGGCAGATTGGAGTGACTCCTTTCTGCGCTGAGCTATTAAATCGGCCTCACTGACCTGCTCTTCCGAGTCGGGTACAGGTGGGCCTGCGTTGGCTTTCTGGTCTGCGGCCTGCATTTTAGCTATCTCATCCTCGGTCCATCGAGCAAAGTCTTCCATGACCTTGGTTGCGTCTGCACTACTGTGCGAAGTCCTTGCAAACTCTTGATAGCCTTTAGGCTGTGAATCTAACCAGTCTCGCCAAGCGGGACTCTGTAGTACATCCTCGAGATGCACGCCAGTTTCTTCCGAATTGAAAATCCTCTCGACATTGCGGCGGAGGGTCTCCTTCTCTCGAAGCAGATGCTCCTTCTGTTGCTCTTCCTTGAGCGGCCTAATCTCTTCCCGAGCTGCTCGGACTGCTGCATCCCTATCGGATGCCATCATCTTACGCATGTTCTGGTAGACAGTAGGAAATTCTTCCGCGAACTCCTTCAGTGCAGGGTCGTCAAGATCTTCAGATGACTCAGTCTCGCTGGTCCTTTCAGGACGGACGGTCTGAGCGGCAAGCCGCTGCGCTTCCAGCGCTGCTTCTGCCTCTTCGAGTCGGCGCTGTTGAGCTGCGACTCTTCCAGAGTTGGATTGGTCTCTGCGTATTACCTTCTCAGCTTCTGCTCGTGCTTCAGGATCAAGCCCCTTCAACCACGGGTACGGGTCTTCCGGGTCCTGAACTGCTTCTGCTGAGTTGCCAGCCTCCTTGGGAGCTTGCGCTGCGTCGGATTCTTGGGCTTCGTCGCCGGGGGCTTCCGCATTCACTTCGGGCGGAGTGCTTGAATCTCCGTCTTCCGCTTCAGCTTCTACTGCCGGTAGATCTAAATTGCCATCATCCTCTTCGTCACTGTACCAGTCGTCCAGTGCGTCATCGGAATAGTCAATTGTATCGCCTTGGTCCTTAGTATCGACCATAGGTATTTCCTCCTTGCTATGAGGGGACCCGTTAGGGCTGCCTCGTTAGAGGCTACTTGGATCGTAGCCTAGGTCACGTCTCAATGTATTCTGGAGACGCTTGGTCGCCTGTACTTCTCCACGCATAGCTTGTAGCTGCTCCGTGGTTTGTTCAGACGAGCCACTGAAGTTGCCGTATACCCGCTCTAGGTACGAGTTACATGCCTCTTCAATAGTTCTGTAGATATCGTATTCGTTCATGCCCCCTCTCCTTAAGGTATATCTGTATATGTAATACCATCGCCGTCCTGAAAGACGGATGTGCGCTCATCGGTAGTTAGTATACGAGACCAGTACGCCGCTTCGTCTATCTGACCATTCCAATACCTACCCACTCCATTCAGATACCCTATAGCAGCAGGCCCTCCTGATGCGTAAATTGTGCCAGTGACTGCGGTTGTATCCATAGCACCATTGTTAATGGAGATGCCAACGGTATTAGCATCAGTGTCAAACTCTCCGTAAAGGTGATACCAAGTGTTGATGCTTGGTGAGCCTATGTTTGTGTCTGTGGCAATTTTAAACCCGCTGCTCAGCACCTGCATAGACAACCGATCCGTGGCATTTATGTATTGAAACCACCAACTCAGTGAGCCGCCGTTTGCTGCCACACCAAAGGGAGTCATATCGCCTGCGTAAGCCGCAGCACGAACCCAGACAGATGCTGAAAAGCTGGAAGCACCGGGGTCCATGCCGTGGGGAGTGGCAATCCTAATGTAATCGGTCGGGCCAGCCCCAAGGCTCAGCCCCTGTTTGGCCTCTGTGCTTGACGGGACCGTCGTAAATGAATCCACAGCCGTATTACTACCATGTGAATCGGCTCTATCTACCTGCGCGGAACCAGCACTAGGCTCATCTAACGTCCACCAAGATACCAATCCGGTTTTAAGAGATGCTGGAACTACTGGACCGGTCGGTCCGCCTATTGGATAAGTAAACATCTTTAGATCCCCCGCGTTACAAAGCTACGTAGCTAGCGGGCGTATCGAACTCCGTAATCTCTGCCGCCGTCAAAACGCGATCCCATATAGCAAAGTTGTATACACTAGAGAGAGTGCTGTTTGAGTTAGGCGTAGGATTGTAACTGCCGATTGCGAAATCTTTTGTTCCTGTGTCTGTTCCTACGGTGCCGGTTACTGTATCTGTTATCGGAGTCCCGTCGTCAATGATCAGAGCTGCCGTTTTGGTGCTTTGATTCCATGTACAGACTACGCTGTAGACGGCGGGTGCTCCGTGCGTGGTGGAGCAAATTGCGTTGTCCGTATTGCCATCATTCTGCACATAAAAATCAATACCGCTTGCTCCGGTCATATATAGATAGATAGCCGACTCGCCACCCACCCCGACGTTCTTACCAAAGATACCATCATTGCTTGCGTTAACCAGCCATATATGCGCACCTATGGTAAAGTCTGCTCCAATTACTGAATCTAGCTGAGCATCTCCGCTTTGCATCAACAGCGTATTGTTTGCCGAGAAGTCTATACCATACCCAACCCCGGGCTGTGTCGTAGCAGTCCTAGCGATTGCAGTCGGCTGTTCTACAAACTCAATACCACTTGTGTGCGAGTCGACTCGATTATTACCGGAAGTCTCTTCACACTCTAGCCAGCACAAGAGGCCGTTCAAGAGAGTTGAGCGTGCCCTAGTCATGATAGGATAAGTAAACATCTACAGTTTATCTAAGAACTTGGCTACTATGTCATCTATCTGTACTGTAGAAAGTATACTTGTCCACATAGCATAGCAGTCTAATCTGATCTCCAAGCCATTATGACCTGTGACCCAGCCGCCGAACCAAAAGTCATCAGCAGCTGCTACTGGTGTGCCTGTAGTATTTCCATAGTGATGAGTTACTCCGTCCACCTCAAGCCAAGTCTTTCGAAAGGAGTCCAGATATCCGTTTCTCCACACTACTATATGAGGCTCATTATCCCTAAATATATTACCAGAGGTCGCTCCGGCTATATTTCCTGAGGAGTGTCGTTTAGTGTAATAAAGCTCTTCAGTGGTATTCTTCCGGAAATGAAACGGCATGGGAGAAGCTGGATTTGCTTCTGGCCCGTGTCCTACGATAGGAGTACTATCAGTGGGATCAGCAGTCCCATCTCCTATCATCTGCACGGTAAATATCATAGTCGACCAATTACCATTAAGGGGAATAGCATTAAATGCGTTTGCCGTATCAGTGTAGTGAGCGCCCTCTGTTGCCCAATTACCAGCAGTAAAGGCCGGTAGAACGAAAGACTGCGACCTATCTGATCTCATAGCAGGACCGGCTGTGGCTGCTGTAGTAGACTGTTTAGTCAGGTCTATGTCACCTATACTACCATAGTCATTGACGGTAGTAGCGAACGATGCGTCATCGAACTTGTACCATACCCTAGGCGAAAGAGCTGCAATAGCATCCTCGAACGCCCCTGCTGCGTACGCAGTACTAGCTCCTGTTATCGGATAAGTAAACATCTTTAGATCCCGGAGCCAAATTTATTCTTCACTTCGATCTCTCGCTCCATAGCCTCGAAGTCTTTCTCCTTCAGCATGAGTTCCATTTCGAAGTTCATTTGTCCGAGTGCGTAGTCCTTCTTGATCTGCGCTACGGTCTTATTCTGTTCTTGGGCTAGCTTAGCGATACCCAGCTTGTAGGCCACCTCAGCTTCCATCTTACGAGACTGTGCCATCTGAGATTCACCAGCGTACCGTAGTTCAGCAGCTTGCATCATCTCTTGGTTCTTACCCTTACGGTCCTCAGACTCCAGCTGGACCTGTTGCATACGGGCCTCTGCTTCTATCATTGCTGCTTGAGCCTTTATTGCTGCTGGATCCTGCTGTTGCTCTTCCTGAGCAGCTGCTTGCTGCTGCTGTACTAGCTCATCTACCTCATCCTGCGTACGAAGTAGGTCGCCAGTCCTAGTATTATCCACCAGAGCGCGAAACGCCTTGTTGCTATCGACATGATTCATGAACTCCTCGTTGGACGAAGCCAGTCCCATCATGCGTTCGATCTCTTGTGCTCTAATCTCAGCTTCTATACGCTCTGTAGCGCCTCCAACCTCGATCTCGTAATCGCCCTTAATGGAATCGTCTTCGCCATATTGCATCTCATAGTGGTAAAAGCGTTTCACAAGTGGGCGAGTAATGTAATCGTCCCAGTTCATGCTAGCTGCCTTCTGTACCACGTTAGATGCGGACATAACCATAGCCATACCGCTGGTTGTGTTGTTACCAAGGGTAGGCTGGTCCTGTTGCATGAGCGGAGTGGAGCCTTCCACGTCCGCAAACTGCATTGCAGTGTCTATAATCTGTGATATACCCTGCATCTGTGCAGGGATGTCTACAAACTGCATGGCTTCGCGTACATCTGTGCCATATTCAGTAAGGAACCACACTTTCATAGGCTCGATACCGTAATCCTGCTTGTTTGCAGGCTCGATCATCTCTTTATTAAGCACGACCTGTGGTCCTGAGGTCAAGGATGCGTTGTCTAGTAGCATTAAGTAGGCGTTATTCACTACACGCTGCGCGTTACGCAGCAGGAATGGTACACCGTGACCGAATACAGAGTTAGGATCACGCTCCCAGTTAGCTATACCGTACGGAAGAGTGTCTTCACCTTCGATATGTGACAAGCTGATACGGAATATCTTGCCATCACACATCCATACCTCTCCGTTGAACATCTTCAACGGGTCCTCGAGGTCCTTTTCTTTGATCATACCTGCATCGAACAGGCATTGCTTGGGTATAGGGCCGTGGTATTCTTTAACCCAGTACCTGTTATTCACTCCCTGCTCACCTAGTTCGCGTGATGTGCTACGTATAATGTCAGGGATATTCGTTTGGTCAGGCTCACTCATGAGCAGGACCTTAATCTGTTCCGGCATATAGGCCGGATTCTTAGCTAATCCTATAAGCTCTGAACGTGTCATGGGATGCAGCTCAAAGATGTCTTCGATTTCATCCGGGAAACGTGCAGAAGGATCAGGGAATACCATCAGTGGATCTACACGCTGAAGGTTAGGCTCTGGAATAAAGGTTTCAGTAAGCATGTGGATAGTCTTACCACCCTTAGACTCAGCTGGTGCATACCTTTTATCCTTGCGATTCTGGATAGTGGGTCCTTTAATGCACGCTGTACCTAGTATGCCGAGATCTTCGATTGAATGGCGTGCCTTACGTCCATAATCTGCGTAGATCATCCGGCTACGCAACGCTCTCTCCATCGCAGGAGCGTTGTCTTGGTTTTCTATTACTACCTCCTGTGCCATTTCAGCAGGTGATGGGAGCTGATCAGGTGGGATGCCAGCCGCCTCAGCTTCCTGTTGCATCTCCGGTGTTGGAGACTCTTGTTGCAGGGCTTGTTTGATCTCCTGAGTTAAAGGGGCAGGCTTGAGGAAGAAGTTAAAGTCCCCTCCTGTAGGGAACTGTACGTCCTTCATTCGAGCTATTGCCGCGTTAGTCTTAGGTCTGGTGATGTTAACCGTGATGGGGTCTTGATTGTCACCCCTTGCACGCAAGGCACGCTCAATCTTTTCCATGTCCTCGTCATCCCAGTTGCCATCGTACTGCTTGATGGCACGTTCCCACTCGCGTTCCTTATCAAAACGAGCGCCCTTGTAAGTACTATACTTGGTCTCCAGCGTAGCTCCTAATGTAGCGACTAGCGCGCTGACCTTCTTACCTTCAGGTGACGTGGTATCAGGATCTTGTAAATGCTGTTGCATTGGCATACTGTATATTCCTTAGAAGTAGCGGCGACCACCAGCATTACGGACTGTTTCACTCTCTACTGGTTTAGCTATTTTATGTCCAGTCATCATCAAGTATCTCGTTGCGTCCATATAGTGGTCATGCTCTTTAACAATCTTGCCGTCTTCTCTTCGACGGTAGATACCATACTCATCAAACCAGTCGGTCAGATGCCTTGCGATCTTTAGGCCACCGGTTGATAACCGGCTCCATACTGCTGTGACTCCAGCTTCTACGCTGTTGTCTGCTGGTCGTAGCTTCAGCTTCTCCTGTACTCGGTACAGGTGCATGAGGTTACGCCCATCCAATTGATTTGCGCCTGCAGCTGCGGGATCTATGCAGCCCCTCAGGGCTTGTCCTTGTGGGTAGCGCTTACGTATAGCTGAGGCGTGTATCTCTGGCTCACACTGCCCTCTCTTGAATCCGTCGTAGATGTACCAGATATCGCTGTCCATATCCCAAGCACCGAATACACAAGCTGTGTTATTCCAACCTACGTCTAATCCGTACGCGCGTCTCCACCACGGTGGTATCTGTAAGGTGCCCACATCGAACTTGATATCGTCTACTGGGATGGGCCATACAGCACCAGCCCCTAGTCCGGGCGTTCCTTTAGATCTGCTATCCCTCAGATTAGGAGGAGTAGCGTCGAGTAGTTCTTTCTTTACCTGCTCGTCTAGGTGTGGTACATCTTCCCACCCTGCTGTTACTACTGACTTAGCCATTATCATCCTCTCCCTGTTCGTGATACTGCTTCATGAAGTCTTGGATGAATTTAGTCATCCCGTTCAACGGGGTGAATGTAACATATACTATACCGTTAGTAGTCATAGTACGAGTGAGACACTCTCCATATACTGGTTGAGGACACTCCTCATCTAGCCATATGTAATGCTTGCCGGTTCCCTGAAACGAACGTCTGCCCTGATCGAACGACTTGAACCCGATAATGCTGTCTCCACCGGAGACGTGGCGTACTTTGACTGTATCCACTGCATCTGCAATACCGGAGCGTCTGCGTACTTGGGTGATGAGATCTCCGGGGATCAGCCCAGTTCCTAAGACACCTGAGGGAAACCCCAGTAGTATGTCTTGTAGGATGTCTCGTGTAGTCTGACCCGTGTCGCCAGCTACCCACCCCTCAGTTGGTTCGTCGAAGACCTTACCTTCCCACCAGTGTGGGTATATGCCAGTTGCGTGGCAAGTAGCTTCGAATCCTCCCGCCAGTGATTTGCCTACCCTATTAGCCGCCATGAAGAGGCGCTCGAAGCAATCAGATCCTGCGTTAAAGAACTCAATGTGCTTCGGGTAGTTCTGGTACCTGAAAGGTCCCTCGTCCGGGAAGTACTTCAGGTGACCACCAAACTCTTTTCTACGTAGCTGCTCATCAAGCGCTACGTTAAGAGCTTCTAGCTCTTTGTATGATAGTTTGCCCATAGTACCTCCTCTATAGGTCGAAGGACTGCCGGGGTTGGAGGGAGGAGCCGGAAACCGGCATACCCCGACAGCGCTTCGGTTAATCTTCTACTGCTATCCCTAGCTTCTTGGTCTTTTCTCTGACCATCTGCAGCAGCTCTTCATCACTCTTGTTGCTTACGTCCATTACGGTAGTGGTAGCATCTGTCTTGCCAGTAGACCAACCGTACCGGTTGTTCATATTAGCTTGCCACAGACCAGTCTGGAATCCTCGTGTCTTGAGGTTCGTCCTGCCCTGTTGTTCCCACCACGCTTGTGCGTACAGCTTGCCTAGTTCGATTATCTCACCGAAGTCAGAGTCAAGTATGTCTTCTTCCAGACACTTCCATGATCCGGGCGTAAGCTTCAGCTCACGCATAACCTCTCTATTGGAGGCACCTTGATCGTAGAGATCTATGACTACATCTCTCCAGTCGGGCACTCTCTTCTCAAGTGCTCTTAGGATTCTTTTAGCTTCGCCAGACATAGTGCTTAGGTGATAGCTGCGATGACTGTTTCGGCCATGCCCTTGATGATGCGCTTCTTATTCCCGGTCCAGCGGCTTGCGCCGAAGTGCGGACCGAGCGCTGGGGTAGTATCCGTATCGTCGATACGCGTACGCAAGACTTCAAACAGGGCACGTATGTCCTGCTCAGAGCCTGCATCGAGCTTACCGGCTATAGTACGGTTTACTACTTCCCTACTAATGATAGTGCTCGCACCAGTTGCGGCTGTGAACGCTAGGTCGAACAGCTTCGAGAGTACTCTCTTCTCGTCAGTGCTCCACTCTTGGCACCGTCGTAATGGTTTGTGATTAATTGCCATGATAGTTTACCTTATTGGGAGTCGGCTACGCCGAGTGAACCGTGAATGTTTCCAGCACTATCGACAAAGAATGTTAAGATGTCAACAGCATCCGTACCAGTAGCCAGCGTTGGTGCAGTGCCTCCAGCCCAGTCATTAGCTGCATCCCACGTCAGAGTACGACCACCGGTCGTATCATCCTGCTGTACCTTTAGTGTGAAGTGCTGTCCCGGAGTCGCATTAGTAAAGTCGATAGTGCGATTACCGTCGAGTGTGACCTCGAACACATTAGCTAGACTCAGATCCACAGTAATGGTAGCGCCATCAGTCAGCTGTACGATGCGTGAAGTTTGTGCTTTGGTGAACAGATTGATCTGGTCAAGTAATGCATAGTTCGAGACAGAAGGCTCAGTGATACCGCCCTGATGGGAGATATTGTCTATGTGATGTGTTACCGAACCGATAGCCTCAATCTTCAGAATATCAAAATCACCAGTCGGTGCAAGTATTGACGTTGGAATGGTAATCAGCTGATAGCCTGTGTTACTCCACTCAAATCCGTACCTGCCGTTGATAATATGTGCCCACTCCGATACTCTGGTAGTACCATTAAACAGTGCTACTCTGAGCAAATTCTTCTTACTAGCTCTTGAGTTGTAGTTCAGGTTCTTCAGGTACATCTTAAACGAGGATATCCCACCCGCTGATGTAACTGAGCCTCTGTCAAGGGTAATGTAGTCTCCCGTTGAAGTGTTCGTAAAGCTAATATGCTTAGTACCAGCGAGAGGATCACTAGTATCTGCTTTCGCCACTCGTGTACCAGACACCGCCGTAGTCCAATCGTCATCCTCATCATATATAACTATGTCGGATACGCCAGTAGGAGTAGTGGCCAATGCAGCTACGGTAGCGAACGTGATCATTACCTGCTCTGATGATACCTCAGGACGGACGGGATCTGCTGCTGCCGTACCAGTCACCACCACTGGGATACCATCAGTTCCGATAGCTATCACATCAATGCGTGGATTAGTAGCATCTGCGGCATCGAGGGTCACACTATTAGGAAGGGAGGTGTAAGTCTCGCCTTCGATTACATACACGCATTGCGTGACACGGAAGGTAAGTCCTGTATCCCAGACAGCACTGCCACTAATGAGATAGTTACCCCCACCAAGCGAATTATGTTCGACTGCGGCGGCAGTTGCTTCCAGTACGTTAGCCTGTAGAGCTGCGACCTGTCGTGCGGTGCGCTTCTGTTGATGTGTTGAATGCTTATCTCTATTGATAAGCTGTCTGATTTGTTCGTATAAAGTTGCCATGATTATGCTACCCTCGTAACCGAAATGTTCAGCTGTGTCAGCTTAACGTCTGCGCCCCAGTTGACAGATGCTATACTCAAGCAGAGTGTGTCTCCTGCGGTTGCATCCCAACTGAATG